CAGTCACAGTCATGTTTTGGAAGTTGGGGTTGATGTCTTTGATCACATACTGCTCGGGCTTTTTGCCATCGCTTTCGTTAACAATAACTTTGGTAACTTTTGACATTTCAACCCAGAACAGCTTGAATGTTTCTGGATCACGGATAAACACTTGATCACCGTATTTAATAGAGTTACGGAAGATTTTGAAAATACGTTTGTTAAATTCGTTCAGTGTAATCCACTGTTGTAGCTGCTCTTTGATGATCTTGACTTCGTTGTCGGTGGGCTTTTCATGAAAGTGTATGTCAAATGCACTTAAGTTTTCGTCGTTTTTCTGTGTTGAAAACTCTGCCAAGATGTCCAGTGCAGCATTAACTTCACTGTCCATGTCCATTTGCTCGTACTGATTATAACGCTCAATACGGTTTGGGTGCCCAATGTACACCTCAGGTAGTGTGCTGGCTGTGGCACGATACGCTGGGTTTACTGCCTGGGCAGTGCTGCCCATTGGACTGGTTTGTCCCTGTATATTACCGGTTTTGAAGTACTTTTTCCAAGATCCTCCTGTTGGGCCCTGAGTTTTAGTTGGCATTTAATGATTCCCTAATTGCTTTATTTCTTGCTTTAAGTGTAGCCGATATCTTTGCAGCTCTAACTGGATCGTACGGTCTTCCTAAATTAGCTTGTCTTATTTTTTCAGCATGTTCAGCAGTTTTAGGTTTACTGTAGTTTTTCTTATGTTCTTCAGTTCTAACTTTGCCTAGATTTCCTTGTCGTATTTTTTCAATTGATTCCAGAGAATGTTTCCATCCAGCATAACATGCCCATTGATTTATTTTAATATTTTCTAATATCCCACCATCAACTTTTCTACCATATTTTAAGATTAAATCTTTTTCTAAATTTTTAGCAGCTTCGTTGGTTAAATTATTTTCAATGATTACTCTACGTTCTTTTGGCGGTAGATCAACACCATGCTTAACATTAATTCTATTTCCAGTTCCCTTACCAATATAATAAGGAGTACCTTCTTCAGTTAAGTATTGATAGACATAAAATCTATTATCGGCCATTATATATTCCTACTGTGCAATATTTACCACACGTTATGCAACTGCGTTGTGAATCTTCTTGTTGAGGTCCACACTGGCACGTAGGTAATCATTGGTTTGTTTTTGTTCTTTCAACATGTCCTGCATGAGTTTGGCTGTGTTGGTTTCTCCTCCGCTGGTGCTGCTGCCAGTTTTGTTTCCGCTGCCAAACATGTGATCTAGTACACCAACTGCTGCCATCTTGGCTAGATCTGCTGCTGTAGGCAAGCTCTCATTGATCTTTTTCATTGCCCCAGCTACTGCCATCAACCGATTGGGATCCAACTGCTCAAATTTTTGTACGCCTGCTACCACAGCATCAAACCCGCCTGCACCACTTACTAGTCCCGCTAATGCTCCGCCAACACCAAACGGCAACATGGCTATACCAACAGCAGCTATGCCCGGAGCAATGGCCAGCAACTGCAAAGGGTTGACTTCAGTTGCCATTTTGATCAGGCTATCAGCTAGAGTACCCAGGACTGCACTGGCTGCTTTGCCCATTGCTTCGATAGCAGGTGCAGCATATTCTAGCGCTTTGCCCAAGCCCATTGCTGTTAGTGTAAATGCTGCCATACCTGCTAGTGTTGCAGGATTTGCCAACAAAGCGAATCCTTCAGCAAGTCCTTTTAGTCCCCCGCCAATGCCGCCGCTGGCTCCGCCTACAGCACCTCCAACTTTTTCCAGTGCCCCGCCAGCTCCGCCTAGAGTCTTTTCAAGTGCTGACCCACCCGCACTGGCTGCACCACGTGCTGCTACCTTGGATGCTACAAAACCGCCAAACCCTGATATAATTGCCTGTACTAGTAGACCAGTCCAGCCACTCATTGCGCTGGCCAGCCAAGATCCTCCTCCAGCAGCAACACCCACAGCACCTTTGATCTGGTCAATTGTGGTAATCAACGCATCTTTAAAGGCTGGCAAGTGATCACTTGCAATTTTTTGCATCTGTGTAGCCATGTCTTGTTGTGCAGACATTAGATCAGCAGCGGTATCTTTGCCCAGTTTGCCTTCGCGTTGCTGTTTTGCAATCTTGTCTTTTTCTTCTTGCACATTGGCACTGCCCATCTTGCCATATTCTTTCATGGCTTTGGTAGCCATTTCATCTAGCCCCGACAATCCATGCTGTGCCGCGGTGGCCAACGCACCTTGATTGGCCAACTGTGATTCAATTTGATCTCCGTATTTTTTACGCAGATTCATTTCAGCTTCGGCATCCAGTTTGCCTTGTTGGGCCAATCTGAATTCTTCTTCGTGCATGGCCTTGAGTGCAGGACTTGCCTGTTCTAATATGGCCACGTTTTTGTCTGTAACTGCGCCAGCGTGAGCAATACGATCTTGCATGGCCTTGGCGCTGTCTTCAGTCATTGCGCCCAATGCTTTTTTAAACTTGTCACGTGCAACAGGATCCATCTTGGCCAGTTCTTGTTGCATTTTGAAATTGTTTGATCTAGCTTCAGCTTCCTGTTGCTGTTCTTTGGCGCTCTTGCCAGTTAGGTCTGACACCAATTTGAGATCACGTGCATACTGCTCAGTTAGTTCTGCAACTTGTGCATCACTGGCCTGTAGTTTACCTGCCGGACCTGCTAGACGTGCCATGGTAGCTGCGTAGGCATCGGCCTGTTCTTCCATGGTCATGCCCAGAGCAAACATACCGTTACGTGCAGAGTCGCCACCAGCTTTCATGGACGCTGCCATTTTTCTGCTGCCTTCAGCAACACCCAGACCCGACTTGGTAAAGTTATCTGTGTTGGCTGCAACAGACTTGCTGAACTGTTCTACTGTCATACCAGCACCAAGTGCAGTGGCAGTCATGGCTTCAAGCCCACCGCTGTAGACTGCACCAACTGATGACATCTGTTGAAAACCATCAATCATCTTGTTGGTTTCTTTCAGCATAAAGTCAATGCCAGCTTTGGTTAATTCTTGTACTGCTCCTGTTAACGCACCCAATGCTTGTCCAGCAGCAGCCATATAACGACCATTGTTGTTGCCTTCTTTGGCCATTTGATTACCAATTCGTATCATAGAATCAGTACCAACTTTGAACCCAGCACCCATCATGTCGACGTTGCTTTTCATAAAACCGGCGGCTGTGGCCATGGCATCACCACTGGCCATGGCACTGGTAGCTGCACCCATAAAGCTCTTGGTTACTCCGCCGACCAAGACCCCGCTCAACTTGGCATAAGACGACTCCATAACTTCCGTAGAAGTTTCCAGCTCTTCGGTCCAGAGTCCCAGGGCTTTTGCTACTTCTTTATTGAGCTTTTCTTGTTCTTTGCTCCGCTTCTTGTCTTTTTCATGCTGGGCGGCTTTTTCGCGATCAATTTCGTCGGCCATGTTAGTCCTATAAATATGTTAGTATATCAAGTATTTATAGGAAAAAACATGACACAATTTGCTCCACAAGCAATACCCAACCAAATTGCCGGAAATAACCCGTTAGCCAAACATTTTAGACAACCAGCTATTTTTACACGCTTGATCAGCGGTGGCAAGTACTGGCCCGATGGAGCATTGGATTTGCCAGTTACAGGCAAGATTCCAGTGTATCCCATGACTACTCGTGACGAGATCACGCTGAAAACTCCTGATGCCTTGATTGATGGCACCAGTGTAGTTAATGTGATACAGAGCTGCTGCCCAAATATTAAAAATGCCTGGGAAATGCCCAGTGTTGATGTTGATGCTGTACTGATTGCTGTGCGTATTGCCAGCTACGGTGGATCAATGGGCATTGAATCTGTTTGTCCGCATTGCAAAAATGAACACGAATATGATGTCAATTTGAGCAGCATACTTGACTCAATACAGATGCCCGACTACGAAACTGAGCTGCGTATCAACGAAGAAATTTCAATTAAACTAAAACCCATGACCTATTTGCAAGTGAGTCGTGCAGGCAGTGCTGCGTTTGAGGAACAACGTTATATACAGTCGTTGAGCACGTCTGATGCTACGGAAGAACAAAAGAAAGAGCAGTACAGTCTGCACTTAGAAAAACTGGTTGATCTCAGTATCAAGAACATTGTTTACTGTACAGAAGCTGTTATTTTGAACAGTGTAGAACGTGTGACAGATCCCAAATTCATCACAGAATACTACATGAATGCAGAAACCAGTGTGCTTAAAAAGCTGCAAGATCGTATCAAAGAATATGCAGAAATAACCGCAATCAAACCCATGACTGTGAAATGTACTGCTTGTCAAGCAAACTTTTCATTGAGCATTCAATTTGATTATGCAAGTTTTTTCGGCAAAGGCTTTTGACTCTAGACAACTCTGAGATTGTTGAATATATTGGTAAGTTCGACAAAGAGACAAAAGCCCTCAAAGAAGAAGCACTCAGATTTTGTTGGTACATGCGCGGAGGACTCAGCTACGATGACGCATTCATGCTGAGTGCAAATGAACGTGATATCATAGGCAAAATAGTCAAAGAGAACTTAGAGACTACTAAGAAGTCAGGTCTTCCCTTCTTTTGAATATATGTCATTCTTTTAAGATGTACTACGTACATCTGTTATTTCGCTTGCGCTCATAACTGTATTTTCTGTAACTAGAGCGAAGCGACTTGAGCGAAGCGATATATACTGTTCATCCAGATCTATCAGTCACACTTTGCCCGCACAGGGCAAAAATGAATAGTTCGCTTCATCCGAGTCGACACCAGTCACCGGCGTTAGAGCAATTACAGAGGCGGTTGTCCGGTACCTCGAGCTCAGTTCTTATCACAACGGCAATTAATACTGTATACGCCAGCATACTGTATTAACCTGCTACATCACTGTAGCGTCTTTTCAGCCATAAAAATCGTCTTCAAATAGCAAAACTGCGGCATTTGCAGTCGTCGTCCTGTCAAGGATAGTTGCTAAGTGCTCTAGTCAGCATAGAGTCTTCCGTCCCCGTTTTTATCCGGTTGTCGCTGGGCACACGATATTGACCTGTGCGAGTCTTATTCTGATGATATTGTAATTGTACTAGGTTCTAATAGGCTGTGTAATTGACTTGTGTTTGTGAATCGTTCTAGTTGCCAAATTTTAAGATTTAAATTGTGTTTTTCAATCAAAGTACGTTGTATAACAGATTCTTGACGTATGTCTAAATTAAACTCTAGTAGATCAATATCTTGGTTTTCTAAAATGCCTGTGATAATTCTATCAAAATTTTGAAAGAACTTAATACGACTGGCATGAAGATTAGTCCACTGCTGATAAATTACTTTCCACTGCTCAACTCTTGTATCATCAATTTTAATTTCTAAATAGTCAAATAATTTTTTAATGTCTAGGTTAGTCCATAAGTCTAGTGCATCAATTGTATAACAGCCAGGATCATTGAATTTTGGAACAATCTCGATGGGTTTAAAATTTATAGCCATAAACTCTCTTCGATCCCACAGGGTCTTAAGATCTACACCCCAAGATTTTTTAGAATCATTAAAGTGTTGTGCTACAAAAATTTCAAATATCACATCTGGATTACTTACGTGTACAATGTTACCGCCGACATCAACTTTATAACTGCCTCTAGGTTGATAGGTGCAATGATAAAATGGATAATCAACTCCGCTGACTAAAATACGTTTGGTTGCCGATTCATTGATATTGTTTAATGCCTGTTTGTCTAGATCGCTGTTAAAAGGGTGAAAATAAAAAGTATGAAAAGTGCCAGTGTTGGTATTGAGTAATAGATTTTTAATTTCGTTAAATTGATATAAAGAACAATTATGCAGCCTATTGGGTTGGTTAGGAATAAAATCATGTGCATTATGCGCCGTCAACGGTGAGTTGGTCAGCGGCATCCACTGATTAGATTCTGCCAAAAAGTATTGATCATGACCTGCTAAAAAATGCAAACTCCACGCCAGGAATGTTCCACCTATGCCGCTAGGGTCTGTTGCAATTGATATTAGATCATTTTTTTTTTAATAATATGGGAGCCATGGACACGAACAGATATCTGTCCGTTATAATAATCTGTTGATTCTAACACTCTACGACTGAACTGTTCTCTAGCTTCAATGTAGCTACATTCTGCCTTTGATGTGCAATAGTAAAGTATTTCTCTGGTAAAGTTTTCAGTGCCATGAGTTTGAACGTCTTTGTTTAGTTGATCGTTTGAGCCATAATAGGTTTGCCAATCGCTGTCCACTTTGCTGCGGATCTTTTGCTTTTTCTTTGTGCCGTTCTTGAGTTTTACTGTTTTATAAGAAGTTTTTGCGAATTTCGCTAGTTTTTTGCCTATGTACTTTTTGCCAGAAAGATTATTTACAATGAGATATACGAAGCCCACACAGTCTTCGGGTAGTGTTTCTACAGGATTTCCTTGGTAGTACCATGTCATTGCACATATAGTTATGACTTTACCACTCCGTGGCATATTTTTCATCAACTACACGGCTTGAGCATTTGGTTTGGCATTCCTGCCAACGAAACGTTTGAAAATCCCCTGTCCAAAATTCATGTGCCAGTGCTTCTACTAGGGTTATGTGATTTAAGTTAAATTGTTCTGCCAGTGTTTGCCATTCGTTGTTGTGATTATATCTGTTTGCGACCCAACAGCAGGGAAATAATCTTCCCTGTGCATCAATATACAATCCCTTGTTGCCAATAGCGCAAAGGGGTGTAATTGTAGCGGAGCCTCTAATTTTATTATAAAGTTGTTGATTTGTAAAGTTAATAGGTTGCCATGATGAATAATCTGTAGCGATACGTTCAAATCTGTGCGTAGAGCTAATTAAATCCCTACTAGGTTCAAGAGCATCGTCTGTGCCATAAGAATCGTATATTGAGCCAAATTTTGTACTCTTGGTCAATTGAAATCTATCAACGCCCAACTGTTTTGCGAATCGTTGCATAAAATCTAACTTGTGCTCATTAAATTTAAATGCAATAGCTGCCCAAACAATCTTGCACTGACTAGTAGCTCGCAGGGCTTTGATCCCAGCAATGATACTATCATAATCACTGTTGACGCGATAGATATTATTACTGTAATTATCGTAGCCGTCGATACTAAAATGTACGCTGTCAATTTCAGTTAAGGTTTTGCCCAGTTCAATCCACCAAGGGATCTTTTTGTGTGATCCATTGGTAACTATCACAATCTCAACAGGCTTGATGCTTTTGACGTACTCAATGACTGGGATTAGATTGTGTGCATATATAGGATCTCCGTCGTCGCCGCAGAATGTGATCTTTTCCACATTTGCTTGTATAAACTCGGGTGTAAAGTTGCGTTTGAAAAACTCCAAGTCTAGCTCGGTGTTTACCAGTGTGTCGGGTACTTCTTGTCGAGCACAGCGAGGGCAGCGCAAGGTACACTTGCTTGAAATCTCAATATGAAAATGCCAAGTTGCTAACATAAATTTACCTCACGTTGCCATTGGCTGTTAAAACTGTTGACGGTACCTGAACAGGTAGCTTTGCAAACTGGATGCGGATTTGTACTCCATGTAAGTTTAACCTGTTCCATAGTGACAAAATTAGACAACCTATGTCCTTGCCAGCAGCAGGGATGAACATGTGCCCGTGCGTCTATATAAACACTAGATTCTTCAAGTGCCTGACAAACTATGTTGCCTTGTGTTTTGATAGGATTTTGCCATCCAACAGGAAATTCTAGCCCATCAATATATGGTCTCTTACTGACCTTGGCTCTAAACCATTTGAATCCCATCTGTTTAGCCAATGCTTCACAAGCATCAACTTGATGTTGATTGTGTCGATAGACCAGCATATCCCAGTGTGCGTTACCACCAGCATCAATAAAACTTTTGGCATTGGTCATTAGCTTGTGCCAATCTACGTTTTTACGATATATGTGATTTGTATCCGCTAGGCCGTCGATGCTGAATACTACAAAATCTTTGGGCTTGTTTAAGATATTTGCTACCTCAACCCACCAATTGGGTTTACGTAGTGCGCCATTGGTATTCATACCCAACGTTATATTAGGATTTATTTTTCTAAACTGTCTATAGATGTTGAGTGTATGTTGACCAGCAGCTGGGTCTCCATAATTACCACACATAAACATTTTATCTAGTCCGGCTATAGCATCGACTCCTACTGCTTGAATAACATCAAACATTGACAAATGATGCTGTACTGATTTATCAAATTCAGTGCTGGTTTCGCGGGCACAGAGAGGACAGGCCGCTTGGCAAACGTCTGTTGGCTCTAGGTGCAAAATTTTAATCATACAATTTCTAAATCTGTATCGTAGCTGGTATAGCCGTTTTCTTTGACTACTTTGAGTGTATTATTAACACGCCCTGCTAGTTCGTCCTTGTGACTCACAAGCCAAATGCTCTTGTTTTGATCTCTACTCATCTTTTTAAGAATAGCAAGGCTGTTTTCAACACCCGAGCTATCCATACCCGAGTCAACCAGCTCGTCGATAAACAACAAGTTGATGGGTTGATATAGACTTTCCCATACATCGCGGAATGCCCAGCTCAATGATAGAATCAATCTGTTGCGCTCACCGCGGCTCAAATTGTCAAAGTCCAAATCTCTGCCCAGCTCTGTAATACTTACGGTCAAGTCGTTGTTGAATTTTACAGTATGCGGGAGACCAATGCGATCTAAGTATTGTCCTAAACGTGCATTCAAGTAGCTCAAGTTCTGATCAATAATACGCTTACGGATAAAGCTGTCCTTATTGGTCAGCAGTTTGTGCAAGAAGTCTTGGTGTGTGCGTAGTTCATCTAGCTCGTTCATAACACCAAAGTCAATTTCTTCTAAGGCCTGTTCCTGCATCTCACGAATTTGATCTACATAGGGATCTTGCTCGTTTTGTTTGGCTGTAAGCTGTGCAAGTAAACTGCCCATACTTGAACGATGTTCAAACGCATCTGCTTCGTTATCATAAAACACCTTTGGCATCACACCCAATTCACCTAGTTCAGCCAGTGCGTCCTGATGTTCCATTAACTGTGTGTTGGTTGCCAGTGCTTGTAGAGCTGCTTCTCGTAGTGCCGCTCGTTTGTCTTCTAGCAACTGTTCTTGTTTGTCGTCGTGAAACCCTTGCCCACAACTGTGGCAAGTATGATTCTCTAATGCTGCAATGTCACTCTTGAGTTTTTCAATTTCTTTTAGTTCACGCTTTTCATCTAGCTCACAACGCTTAATCCAACCATTAATGTCATTGATTGCTTTACGCTTGACATTATAGTCGGCTAGTGCCTTGTGTGCTTGCAATTCTGCTTCAATGTCGAGTTTA